AAGGTTAAAATAATTTATTTAAGATGATTGAAGAAAACGACGAGCTTTGTAAATTTTTAATTAATTATTTTAAATCTAATATTGGGGAATTATCTTAAGTTTGTAAAAAAGTGGGGCATGCGAGTGTAAATAAATACATCCATGCCTGACATATATACTGTTTTATCCTCCTTGTGGCCAGTGTTTATTAGCTTCATCACTCTTGTTGTAGTTCTCGCCAGAATGCACTACAATATCGAAAGTATTAACGAAAAAGTGAAAGTTTTATTTGATTTTCATAATAAAAGAAAAAATAAAGGCGATTAAATTTTGAAATTCACAACTCTATACGGCAAAGAGAAGCCACTAAGAAACCCACACAAGTACAAAATCAAGTGGAACGGTAAATGTCGTAGCAAATTTCAAGCAGAAGTCAGAAAATACCTATATAAATACTGGAAATATGACTCTGTTTATGAGGAATTTAGAGTAGTTGGGACTCAACTTTCATTAGATTTTTACAATCACACAGAAAAAATAGCAATCGAAGTTCAAGGAGCGCAACACTTACAGTTTGTTAAGCATTTTCATAAAACCCGTGCTAATTTTTTGCGTCAAATACGTAGAGATGACAAAAAAATAGAGTTCTGTGAATTGAATCAAATAAAACTGATAGAAATATATCCAGATGACAAATTGTCTGAAGAATTTTTCGCAAAACTTTTGGGGTAGTGTAAAAGAATTTAAATGGAGACACCAAAATTTAACGAATTCAAATTGCCCCAAAAGATACTTAGCCAACTCTATGAGTTGACTGGCGGAGCCGAAGCCTACAAAGGCTTTATCATTGCTTATTGTGACGAAAACGGTACTCCAATAATTTATACAAGCTGCGATTCTCAAATTACAGAGTCTGGATTAATCAAATCAATAGAAGACTATATTAACGATTATTCCGAAAACGGACTAGAAATTGACGAAGAAGCTTGAATAAGCCTTGACAATGTACAAATCATATGTATTATTTTGATACATATGATATATAGTTTAGAAGTTGAGAAGCAGGTCCTAGCGGCATTCATCCAAAAGCCGAAAGTTTTAGTTAACTTTATGCACTTGATCGGGGAGTCGGATTTTTACGACGGATCTCTTTTACACAGAACTCTTTTCGCCGTTCTTAAAAAAGCTTGCCAGCAAGACGAGTCTATAGACGAAATCGTGCTAGTTCAAAGAATTTTAGATCTAGGCATCAAATTTGAAGAAGATATTACGTTGATAGACTATGTTCGCTCTCTTTCAATGAGAAAGGTCAACTCAGAAGAAAAGATTGAATCTTCAATTAAAGAATTGAAGAAATATAGCGTACGCAGAGAAATAAACAAGACTGCAAAAAAAATTGCAGACTCAATGAAAAGCATCTCTCCAGAAACATCTTACCTCAAAATCATAGAATCTGCTGATCAAATCTACAACGAAAAGATCAACATGTTTGAAGTTGGATCGGATGTTCCAGAAAATATCTACGAACAAATGGAAGACTTCATCGAAGATCGAGGAAATAATCCAGTAGATGAATTTGGCATGATGGGGCCTCACGAAAAAATCAACGACATTTATGGTTCACTCTTGCGACCAGGCAATATTACTGTTATTGTTGCTCGCTCTGGCGTAGGTAAAACTCAGTTTTGCATGGACTACGCCACCAAGGTTTCTGCACAATATGATGTGCCAGTCCTACACTTCGACAATGGTGAGATGAGCAAAGAAGAGCTTATTGTTCGTCAGTGCGCAGCTTTATCTGGCGTTCCTGCTTATTTGTTAGAAAGCGGAAAGTGGAGGCAAGCTGGTGAGGATACGGTTGCTAAAGTTCGTTCTGTTTGGAGCAAAGTCAAAAAACTAAAATTCTATTATTACAATGTTGGTGGCATGGATGTCGACTCTATGATAAATACTTTAAAAAGGTTTTACTACTCTAAGGTTGGGCGCGGGAACGCCATGGTATTTTCTTTTGATTATATTAAGACATCGTCAGACGGCATGAGTGGGAACAAAAACGAGTGGCAACTTGTCGGCGAAATGGTTGACAAGTTTAAAAAATGCATCCAAAAAGAAATACTGGAAGATGGTGGTCCAGTTATACCAATGATCACATCCGTGCAGTCAAATCGTAGCGGCATTACCACCAATCGTCAAAGTGCAAATATTATTGATGACGAATCTATTGTATCTCTCTCTGACCGCATTACTCAGTTTTGTTCTCACATGTTTATTCTTAGACAAAAAACTCACGATGAGATTGCAGAAGAGGGAAGCCAATTCGGAACACATAAACTTGTTAATGTTAAATCTCGCCACTTGGGTAAAGATATAGCTGGCGCTGTTGAGCCAGTTCAAGTTGACGACAATCTGCGCAAGAATTTTATTAACCTTGCATTTAAAAATTTCAATATCACCGAGTATGGCGACTTACGAGACATTGTTGCCTTCAGGAATACTGGAGGAGATTTAGTTCAAAGCAATTCTGCATCAATCCCATCTTTTGACGACCTATGAACGAATACAGACATTCATTAGAAAAATTAGGCTACCCACTGCAAGATTGTGGTAACCACTGGCGAAGCAGAGCAATTTACCGTAATGGAAAAACGAATACTTCTCTTATTATATATAAAGATACTGGCGTATGGAAAGACTTCGGCGGCGATAATCAAGCAAAGCCATTTACAGCCTTGGTTAAAGAGACGCTGAGAACAGAAGACCCTAAAGCTCTAAAAGAGTATTTAATTAACAATCCAGATTCTTATCAGAAACCCAAACCCAAAGAAGAAAAAATAGAAATGGAAAAAGTATATCCAGATTCATACTTAGACAAACTACTGCCGATGAAAACCTTTTATGAAAAAAGAGGGATCTCAGCAGGGACACAAGACAAGTTTAAATGCGGTTATGCTGGCGGTGGCAAAATGTATCGTAGGATTGTTTTCCCTATTTATAATTTAGATAATCAAATTCATGGTTTTTCTGGTCGCAGTGTTACTGATGGCGAAAATACACCCAAGTGGAAACACATGGGCCGCAAAACAAACTGGATTTATCCGCACCATCTTTCTCACAAAGACATAGAAGAAAAAGAAGAAGTCATACTCGTAGAAAGTATCGGCGACTGTATGGCTCTTTATGAAGCTGGTTACAGTAACGTGCTAATGCTCGCTGGATTAGATATTTCTGCCAAGATGATTTCCTATCTTAATACATTCAGCTTAAAAAGAATCATCATCGCCACAAACAACGACAATAACAAAGATGTAAATACTGGAGCTTTAGCTTCTATTAAGGTTGCATCAAAACTATCAACCGTTTTTGATTTATCTTTGATTAAAATTAACCCTCCTCTATGTAATGATTTCGGCGAAATGCTAGAGTGCGATACGGCAACACTAGATAATTTTCGACAATGGCACGAACGAAAAGATAAGTGGAGCTTGGGTGACTCAAAATTTCAAGACTATATACTTAAGCAAATAAACAAAAATGAAAAACTCACAAAAAATACGCATTGCAAAAAATTAATTAAAATTTTAAATGGAAGTTAAACTATCAGCAAGCCGTATTAAAACGGCGCAATCATGCAGTTGGATATACTGGAGTAAGTACAAACAAAAACTTCCAGACACTAACAACGATGGGGCTCGTCGGGGGACAGTGTGCCATAATGTTTTTGAGTTTTTATCGAAGCAAAAAACAAAGACTCACTTTAATAAAGTTGTCAAGGCTAAAGACCCGTTTGCATCTAAAGCAGTAAAGGATTTAATCATGTCCGACGCTTCTGAGCTTGGAGTCACTGATGACGACAATATGAATCTGATCAAAGAGATGATACTCAATGGCTTAGATTGTAACTTCCATGGAGAAGAGTTAGGCATACCAGATGAAGCGCATGCGGAACTAGACTTCGACATCGAACAAAATGGCTACCACATTCGCGGCTTTATTGACCAGTTGTTTTTATATAAAGATAAAAAGATTGCAATCATTCGTGACTATAAGACCAGCAAGAAAAAGTTTGAGGGGAAAGAAAAGGAAGACAATCTTCAAGACTATATGTATTCTCTTGCAGTCAAAACTCTTTTTCCAGAATATGTAAATAGAACATCGGAATTTTTATTTTTAAAATTTAATTTAAAAAAGGACGGCTTAATGAAAATGAAGCCCATTGACGAAGATGACCTAGAAGGCTTCGAGTTACAGCTTGCGTCCATTCAAGACTATTTAGAAAACTTTGACGAAAAAGACGCTGTATCCAACTTCGCTATAGATAAGGGGTTTCCAGAAGATGGTTCTTTTGGTGGCAGGCTTCAATGTGGGTTTGCCAAAGAAAAAGGCCAACTCAAGAAGGATGGCTCTGTAATGTGGCACTGTCCCTATAAGTTTGATTTTTGGCATGTGACTATTCATGATAAAGACGGAAATTTTCACTCTTCCTGCTTTCAAGATGATTTTAAAAAAGATATGGTTCCAGAAGGCGGTAGTCACGAATTAAAATATTACGAAGGTTGCCCAAAACACTTGACAAATAGATAATATTATCGTATACTACCGTATATGATACCATTATTTAAAACTCACTTTTCTATTGGTAAAAGCATACTTCGTCTCGATGATGTCGATCGAATTGCTACCGATAATAATATTGATGAAATATATCTTGTTGAGGACAGCATGACGGGCTTCCCAGAAGCCTTCCGTTTGTTTGGTGATAGGCTTCGTTTTGGTCTTAGGTTGTCCATATTTAATGATGACGAAAGTCCAGAATCAGAAAGCAAGATTATAGCCTTGGCAGATGGAGATGAGGGATGCAAAGAGCTTTATAAACTCCATACAGAAAGTTTTGATAAAAAAATCAAGACTCCTTGGTTTGACTATAAAAACATAAAATTTGCCATTCCGTTTTATGATTCATTCCTGCATAAAAACCTTACTAGTTTTACTAACTGTATGCCGCACCTGCCAGATGAAATGGATTTTATTATGGAAGACAATAATCTACCCTTCGACTTTTTACTTAAAGAAAAAGTTAAGGCGTATACCGATACTAGTCCTAAAAAAACAATAACCAAAGCCAAATCTATTTATTATGAAAATAAAGAAGATGTCGAAGCATTTCAAACATACAAATGCATCTGCAATCGTAAGCCTGGCCGACAAGCCAGCCTATCTAATCCACGACTTGACCATTTTGGTAGTGATCGTTTTTGCGTAGAAGCTTGGAAGGAGGACAAATAATGGAAGACTTACTAAGATTTAAATTTGATCAAAAATACATTATCTTTGATACAGAAACAGAGGGCTTAAATCTCGTTTCTTCTAAACCTTGGCAGCTAGCTTGGATCGAAGCCACTGGCAAAAAGATAACAAAAAAACAAAATCGTTTTCTTATGTGGGATGATTTGAATGTTTCGGAAGGAGCGGCTAAGATCACTGGATTCAATAAAAAAGACTACTTATCTAAAGCTGAAGACCCTGCCGTAGTGCTTAAAGAGTTTATGGACTTGATAAGCCAAAACGACGTCATTGTTGTTGGACAGAATATTCTTGGTTATGATCTTTATATGCTTGGCGTCATAGCAAGAAACTTGAATATCAAAATAGATTATTCTTTTGCCAAAAGATGCTTCGATACTAAAGCAATCGCAACAGCCATTGCCAAAGATAATAAAAACCCAAGCAAACAAGATTTTCTATCTTGGCAGTTAAGATACCTAAATTACAGAGAAAGAGGACTCAAAACTTCTCAAAAGTTTTTATTACAACATTATGAGATTGACTTTGATGAAAAAAAGTTGCATGATGCTTTATACGATATTGAGAAGAACTTTGAAATATTCCAAAAACAATTATGGCAATTAGAAATTTAAAACCACTAGAGAGGCCAATGCCGCCAGGCGTTCGTTTACCAGAAATTGATGTAGAACTGCGAGTATACCATCAACTTGACCTAGACCCTCAATCTTCTAATTATGACCTTCTGAGGGCATTGTGTCTTCGTGGGGTAGAACAGAGAGGCATTGATAAACTCGACAATAAACAAGAATATTACGATAGAGTAAAGATGGAGCTTTCTGTCCTACAAGAGCTTGGCTTTGTCGATTATATTCTACTCAATTGGGATGTTTTAAATTTTTGTCACCAAAATTCGATACCAACTGGCCCAGGTCGAGGATCTGCTGCTGGTTCATTGGTATTGTATTTGTTAAAAGTGACAAATGTTGATCCAATTAAATATGATCTTTTCTTTGAGCGATTTGTATCAAAGAGCCGTGCGAAGAAAACAGTTGTTGATGGTATCACATATCTTGACGGTTCGCTTCTTGCTGACGTTGACAACGATATTTCTTATGATCGCCGCCAAGAGGTTATTCAATATATTGAGAAAAAACACAAGGGTAGAACCTGTAAGATTCTTACACTCAATACTTTAAGTAGTAAATTATGCGTAAAGGAATGCGGTAAAATAGTCGGAGAGATGTCTGAAGATGAAGTAAATCAGATTAGCTCACTTATCCCTAAACAGTTTGGCAAGGTAGCTAAATTAGATCAAGCCGTTGCAGAGAGTGACAAGTTCAAAGAGTTTGCTGACAAAAACGCAAAAATATTCAAAATTGCAAAAAAATTAGAAGGGTTAAACAAAAATACAGGAGTTCACCCATCTGGTATTGCTATTAGTTTCTACGATATTGCAGAAATTATGCCGATGCAAAAAACAAATGACGGGGATTTAATATCTACCTACGACATGAATGACGTCGCATCTTTGACGGTCAAGTTTGATATTCTTGGTCTTAGAACCCTTTCCGTAGTAAATGACACCTGTAAACAATTGGGCATAAATATTGAAGACATAGATGTTGGACTCGAAGAAATATACGAAAACTTCAAATCTATTGAGGCGCCCAAAGGCTTGTTCCAGATTGAGGCGGATACAAACTTTAAAGTCTGTAAAAAAATCGCTCCT